GTGCAAAGTTAGGTTTGCGGATCGTGAACGATGGGGCGAATGGTTAAAACAAATTAGGCAACTAAATGAAGCCACATACTAAAATTTACATGAACCATTTCGGGTACGACACATCCGATTTTATTCCATGCGAAGTTTGTGGAAGCCAGGCGGTTGACATTCATCATATTCATCCACGCGGGATGGGTGGCACAAAAACAAAAGACACCATAGAAAACTTGATGGCACTTTGTAGAAAGCATCATTTAGAACTGGGGGATAAGAAACAACACATGGATTTTTTAATCATCACACACCAAATAAAAATGAACAAATGATACAAACAGTAAAAACCAAAGACATTATCGCCAACGAAAATAACCCAAGGGTAATCAAAGACGATAAATTCAAGAAGTTAGTTCAATCCATTAAGGACTTCCCACAAATGCTACAACTCCGACCCATTGTTGTGAACGATGAAATGGTTGTGTTGGGTGGCAATATGCGTTTAAGGGCAGTTCAGGAAGTGGGGTTGAAGGAAGTTCCAATCATCAAAGCATCCGACCTCACCGAAGAACAACAAAAAGAGTTTATTATTAAAGACAATGTTGGTTTCGGTGAATGGGATTGGGATGTTTTGGCCAATGAATGGGAACCTGAATTGTTGACTGCCTGGGGCTTGGATGTTTGGCAACAACCAGTTGAGGTAGATTACTCACTTTTGGATGAGGAAGATTTATCGGATGAACTTTCAGACATGGCCGACGGCGTAAAGAAAGCAATTCAAATCGAGTTTGAGCCAGACCATTACGAGGAAGCCACCGAGGTCGTGAAGTTTTGGCGTGAACGCGGTGCGTATGTTGGTTACATGATTCTTCAATACTTGAAAGAAGAAAAAGAAAAGTTGTGAAAACATTTACTTTTTTTTATGACAGATATTCGGATGCGACAACATCCAAAGAACTTTATGCAAATGGCATAGAGCATTATGTCATGATCCATAGCGAAAAACATTTAACGGAATTTAATAAGCATGGAACCATAAAAGGGAAGCCAGTTGTAACCAATGAAATGAAAGGTTTGGCCAACCAAAGGAATCGGGCGTTGGATATGGTAGATGTTGGTGAATGGTGTGTATTTATGTGTGACGATTTTGTTAAAATTAAATCATACCCCCAGGCAATGATTGAAGGATCAATTAACCGATTGCCAATTACATTTGAAAATCAAAACAAGTACCGATTAAAAGATGAAATCACATTGAAGCAAATGTTTACATACTTCCCGAGGTTGATTCAAATTGCGGAAAAAAACAAAATACATTTGATTGGTTTCGGGTTGCACGATAACCCAATGAATTTAGGTAGAAAATTCACCACACGCGGTTTGGCTGACGGAAGATTTTGGCTCATAAAAAAAAGTAATTATAATTTTGACTTAAAGGCACAGTTGATTGACGATGTGGCTTGGACTGCTGAAAATTTAGTAAGGCATGGTAATGTTCTTGTATTGAATTGGGTAGTGCCATATTTTAAGAGGTATTCATCAGGGGGGTTTGGTAGTACCAGTGAAAGGATAGCACAAAGAAAAAAAGAATGTGGGTATTTATCTCGGAAGTATGACCCATTGGTCAGGATTGCAAACAAGCCAAATTGGGAATATGGTACGCACATTCGTATTTATGGTGCGTCAGTGAACATTATGAAAGCCAGAAAAAACATACGCAAATGAAAAGAATAGATTTAACCTTGCAACCACACGAAGCAAAGATTGGGCAAGATTGCCCATACCTTGCACCAAACATTACTGAAGATTGTATATTCTACGAAAATGGTGAGCCAATAGGGTTTTACATTAAGTCAATGCCAGAACGAGCAACCAAATTGGCAAACCTTGCAAACACTGAATTGTTGAGTAAGAATGTACCAAAGGCAGAAATGCAAAGACCAAAAATGATGGGGTATGACGAAAATGGCAAAGGCATTATAGACAGAAGTTGTAAGCAATTTTCAACCATATTAGGGGGGATACCGCCCAAGCCACACATGAAAAGGCCTTATCCGAGCATAAGTTCCGTACATCAAGTAAAAACCGCACAAAACTACATAAAAGCGATGTTGATGTTGGCAAAGGAAAGCGAATCAATCATGAGGGATATTCTACCAGAACAGTACCAACGCCAGGTTGAATTGTTTAAGCAAGTACCCGACCAATGGAAGTTTGCAAATCTTTTTACAAGTTCTATTGCCAATTATAACATCTCCGCACCGTTCCATCGTGATACGGGTAACATCGTTGGGGCCGTCAATGTTATTATTACAAAGCGATTAAATGCCAAAGGCGGTAACTTGTATGTTCCAGATTATGGCGCAGTCATGGATAGCGCAGACAACTCAATGTTGGTTTACCCCGCATGGAAAAATGTGCATGGTGTGACGCCAATTATCCCAACTCACGATGGTGGTTATAGGAATAGTTTGGTGTTTTACCCACTGAAAGCATTTGTGGGCGAAAAATAATTATAAAAATAATTTGGTATTTCAAATATAAAATGTATCTTCGCTTCATGGAAATCGGACAAATGATTAAATGGCAATTAGATTCAGTCGGCAACATTGAATGTGTTGGGGTATTTTTAAGAGAAATTAACGAAACCCTTTCAGAAGTTATTTGCCACTACATGAACGACAAGAAGTGCGTTACGAAATTACAAGTTGAAACCAAAAAAATAGAAATGATATGACAAACACAATTGAAATCACGGGAATTAGCAACTCAATCGCTCATTGCGAAGCCAAAGGATTGGGTAAGATTTTTCAAGCGTACGCAAACGAATGCCCAAACGAAGATATCTTGGGTGTTGGATTTAACCCACATTCGGGTTATGTTTACATCGCTTTGGAAAATGGTATCTCAATCTGCTCTTGCATGGGGCATCAAGTTGATTACCTCGTGACAAATTTTAACAACGGCGAAGAAACATTTTACGACACTTACAGAGAAGCACAGAATCACTATGAAAGCATGGAGGAAGATTGAACGAACTTTACCCGAGGAAAACACCCCCGTATTGGTACACACCGAACGGGGCATTCCTTTTGTGGCAACTTACTTTGATGAGCAATGGCATTGCTACCATACCGATGCAAGGTTGGAAGTAATTTACTGGATGCCCATCCCAATAACACCCAACGAATGACACCCAAAGACAAGGCGAAAGAACTGGTTGACAAATTCACCGTGGTTGGATTACAACAAAGAAATGAAGGGATTCAATGCGCGGTGATTATGTGTGATGAATTGTTATCTAACTCAACATTTTTAATCAGTACGGGCGAATCATATTTTTGGAATGAAGTAAAAAAAGAAATTGAATTAATTGGAAACCAATTTGACGAATAATGGCATACGATAGAAACGAATTAGAACAAACGGCATTGGAAGCCATCAAGAAAAACAAGTTGTTTTTTATCCAAGATGTAATTGCATACTTGCCATGCACGAGCAGCACTTTCTACCACCTTCAATTGGAAAAATCGGAAAGTATAAAAGAAGCGTTGTTGGAAGTCAAAACTAACATCAAAGTATCAATGCGTTCCAAATGGTACATGAGTGAACAACCTACTTTGCAACTGGCGTTAATGAAATTGATAAGTAGCGAAGAAGAACTCCGCAAACTTTCAATGAGCCACAATGTATTGGAGGAAAAAGAAAAACCGATTTTCAATGGTATCAATATAGATGTTGCAGAAAACGACGGCCCAGGTCAAGATTAGCCAATTACGCAAACGGGTTAGAATTGTTAGGGGCGGAACATCCAGTTCAAAAACCTTTTCAATCATTCCGTTGCTAATTGATTACGCAGTCAAAAACCCCAAGTGTGAAATAAGTGTGGTATCGGAAACCATCCCCCACCTTCGCAGGGGTGCAATCCGTGATTTCCTCAAAATCATGGAAATGGTTGGGATGTTTGATCCGTTAAAATGGAACAAGTCATCATGGACCTACAAGTTCAGCAACGAAAGTTACATTGAATTCTTTTCAGCGGATCAACCCCAAAAGTTGAGGGGTGCAAGGCGTGATGTTTTATTTGTAAACGAGTGCAACAACATAGATTGGGAATCATACTACCAAATGGCAATCCGTACCCGTAAATTCATTTATTTGGATTACAACCCAGTGGCGGAGTTTTGGGTGGATAGCGAATTGGTAAACGACCCTGATGCGGAAATGATTGTACTAACCTACAAAGACAACGAAGCGTTGGACAAATCCATTGTGGCGGAAATTGAAAAGGCACGGGATAGGGCAGAAACATCAAACTATTGGGCAAACTGGTGGAAAGTGTACGGGCTTGGTGAGATTGGAAACCTACAAGGAGTTATCTTTTCCAATTGGCAAACCATTGATAAGATTCCCGAAGATGCAAGGTTACTTGGTTGTGGTGTCGATTTCGGTTATACAAACGACCCTACGGCAATTGTAGCCGTATATGAATACAATGGCCAACGAATCGTTGATGAGGTCGCATATCGCACGGGAATGCTTAATTCGGACATTGCAAAGGCATTGCCCAACTTTGTGCCAGTGTATGCAGATAGTGCAGAACCAAAGTCAATTGATGAGATACGGAGATACGGAATAAGAATCAAGGGAGTAACCAAGGGAAAAGATTCCATCAACTACGGAATTCAAATCATGCAATCACAATCGTATTTGATTACATCCACATCAACAAACCTAATTAAAGAACTACGGAATTATTGTTGGGATACCGATGCCCAAGGGCGCACAATGAACACACCAACGGGCATTGACCACGGAATTGATTCATTTAGGTATCATGAAATGATGGCATTGGGTATCAAATCAAACTACGGAGTGTATTCAATTAAATAAATTGTTTATTTCGTGTGGGTTTCGTATATTTGCAAACGAAATGACAACAAGATACCAAGAGATTCACAACCTTAAACAAGAAATTAGACGGATGCGGTTGCAGATGATTGAACAGAAATCGGACTATGACAATCTGGTCCGTGCGTTGAAGCGTGAAATTGTCCAACCCAAAACGGACATTAATTTAGAGCCAACCCCATGGCGTGAAGTGTTACGGGCAATCTGTGAGGTTTACGACCTTACACCCGACACGGTGATAACAAGGTCAAGAAAACGAAGGCCGTTGTATGCCCGTCATATGTTCAACCACATTTGCAGAAAGCGGTTGGAGATGACAT